CCCTCTTTCATTTTTTGTAACTGCTCAATCGGATGTATGTTTACTTCACCGTGATCATCTCTGGACGTCCACTCTTTTTCTACTCGGTCGGTTATTCTTGTAATTAGTTTGTTTGCATGACGATGAATTAATTTAGATAATCTATACGATCTATTTAAAACTGTTCTTTGACCCTCCATATTAATTAAATATTCTGGTCTGGCCCCTGCCCAACGATAAATGGCTTGATCATCATCGCCTGCAACATAAACTCTCTTACTATTTTCTATAATTCTTTCTACCATTTTCCATTGCAACCAACTTAAATCTTGTGCCTCATCTATGATTACAACATCAAATTTAGGTATCGTATCGTAATGTTTTTTATTAAATTGAACAATTAAATCAGTTAAATCAAATTTGTTTCTATCTGATTTGTACTGACTTAATGCAGTGTCTATGTATTTTAATTTTAACCAACCACCTTCTAAATGTCCCACACTAGGATCGTGAAAAAAATTTTCTGTTGTTAAACCTCTAACTTTCGCACCGTCTATAACTTTCATAAAAATATCATCGGGAAACCCTGCACCATAAGTCTCCATATTCTTATTAGGATTACTTAAATTAATTTGTAGTTTATCGGATACAACTCTGTAATCCTCATCACTCATAATATTTTCTTCTTTCAAATGTAATTCTCTATAAGCTAAGCTATGTAGCGTTCTAAAATTCATAAAATCTTTTGTACTATAATTTAATTGAGAAATAGCTCTTGATAGAGCTTCGTCAGCAGCTTGATTCGTAAAAGCCAGATACGCTATTTTATCTGGCGATACTTTATTTTCTCGTAATTCTTTTTCAACAATACGAAGCAGATGTGTGGTCTTTCCCGTTCCTGGTGGTCCAAATATTATATTTCTCAAAATGGAGCCTCTTCTCTCATGTCTGGAGTTTTAAACTCATCATCA